GGTACAACAACTTGTACAATAGTACCTAATGGAACAAACAAAATAATGGGTAGTAATACTACTATGACGCTTGATACAGCATCAGCAAGTTTTGAATTAATATATTCAGGAACAGCCCAAGGATGGGTAATAATAGGACAATAATATGAGTAACTTTACAGATTTTTTTTCAGCAGGTGGAGCTTCAGGACAAGGTAAAACTGTAACCGTAGGGGATTACAGCTATCCAGGAGCAACAAAAATATCAGACTGCGAGATTTATAGGGTTTCAACTTCTTCAACCTCTACTGCTCAAGCATATGTAGAAGCAAGTGCTATTCAAAGTGCAAGTCATCCAGAAGTTTATAATGGGTGGGATAATTCAAGCGGCTTTAATACTGTTGCGAATATTACTTCCGCTTCAAACGGAGGAGCATTATACGGAGTACTTGCGTACAAACACAGTACTGGTTATCCAGCTGGCCAACATACTAACAGGCAGGTGGTAATGAAAATTACTTTAGATGGGACTGCAACAACATTTACATCTAGGCAAAGCACTTCTGGTTCATATGAATTTTCTTGGCTTGAGGGTATTGGAGAAACAAATATAATACATCAAGGCCCCACTGGCGGTAGAGGAACATCAATAATACCAGCTCATTTTGGGCCTACAGAAACAAATATGACTCCAGACGCTTGGGGTTGGGATTCTGGAACTTCTAGCTGGTATAAAGAACATGGTACTAGCTCCTCGTATCTTAATGAGTTAGTATTCCAAACTAATGAAAGTTTTAATAGAGGATGTAGATATTTACATTTTGAAAATACATGTAAAGTAGAAATTAAAACAGGGAGTGGTAGTTCTAGTCATACAAATACAAGAGCTTGGATTAAATTATTTTAATATGGCATTAACTAAATTAGATAAAAACCTTTTAGGATTCAGTGACGATACTGATTTTGTAAAATTACCTTCAGGTACAACAGCTCAGAGACCAGGTTCTCCAGCTGCTGGCCAATTTAGGTTTAATACAACAATAGGAGATGCAGAGGTATATGATGGAACAGCTTGGCAAAGAATGGGTATTGCACCGCCTACATTTTCATCAGTTGACTATCCAGGAGACGATACAGCTTTGGATCCTGCGGGAAATCAATCTCTTATAATTAATGGGGGTACATTTAATACTGGAATAACAGTTACAATAGGAGGAACTACACCATCAAGTATAACAAGGAATTCAGCATCGCAATTAACTGTAACTACTCCGGCTAAATCAGCAGGCACATATAATTTGGTTCTTACTAATACTGATGGAGGAACTGCTACAGCTTCAAATGCCATTTCATATAATGGCATTCCTGCGTTTTCAAATGCAGCGGGTACTTTAGGGACCTTTGAATCTGGAGCTACGGTAAGTGTTTCAGCCGCAGCTACAGAGCCAGACGGAGGGGCTATAGGATACACAATAACATCAGGGGCATTGCCTACGGGGTTAAGTATAAATGCTTCTACAGGTGCAATTACTGGAACAGCAGGTTCTGTTTCATCTAATACTACAAGTAACTTTACGGTAACAGCCACAGATAATGAAAATCAATCTGCAGCGAGAGCTTATAGTATAACAATAACAAACCCCCAGCCTTCTGATAATTTCGGAGCATTACTTTGGACAGGTAATAATTCAAATAGTAGATCTGTAACTGGGCTTGGATTTAAACCTGATTTAGTATGGATAAAAAGAAGAGGTAGTAGTGCGGAATCGCATGCTTTGTATGATAGCTCAAGGGGAGCTAATAAACAATTATCTCCTGATTCGGGTGGAGCAGAAGCAACAAATAGCGGTAGTTATCTAGGATTATCTTCTTTTGATAACGATGGATTTAATTTAGGTAATAACGGAGGTACTAATAGAAGCCCACATACTTATGTTGGTTGGTGCTGGAAAGCGAACGGAGGAACTACAAGCAGCAATTCTGATGGAACAATTACAACTACAGTACAAACAAATAATACTATAGGATTTTCAATAATTACATTTACAGGTAATGGTACAGCAGGCGCTACGGTGGGGCATGGGTTAGGGGCGGTCCCACATATGTTTATATTCAAAAAACGTAGTTCAGGAAGTACAAACTGGAGAACATATCACAAAGACATGGTTGCTTCAAACCCTCAGAACTATAACATGGAAATAAATGGTAATACATACGCAGAAGATAGAACTGAATGGAATGACACGGCACCAACATCTACGGTAATTAGTGTTAGTTCTCATGATTCTGTAAATGAAAGTGGTTCCAACTATGTTTGTTATGCTTTTACAAGTAAAACAGGTTTTTCAAAATTTGGATATTATACTGGTAATGGGAACAGCTATGGTCCAATTGTGAACACAGGTTTTGAACCTGCTTTTTTAATGATTAAAAGATCTGATAGCGCTGACAATTGGTATATAGTAGATAATGTAAGAAGCACAACAAATAAAAGGCAAGCTGCTTTATTCGCTAATTTATCTGATAATGAATATTCAACTTACGCGGCAAAAACAGATTTTTTTAGTAATGGATTTCAAATTGTAAGTACAGATAATTCCACAAATGCTAATAATGGAAGATTTGTATATATGGCATTTGCAGCAGATGCGGATACAACAACTCCTACTTTAGCGGATAGTTTTGGAACTATAAATTATCAGGGTGACGGTAATAGTTCTAGGGTTATTACAGGATTAGATTTTAAACCTAATTTAATTTGGAATAAGCAGCACAACGGTACTACAAATCATGTTTTAACAGATAATGTTACAGGTATAGATAGATACTTAACACCTAGTACTAATGCTGAAGCAGTTGCAAGTACGTATTATGCTTCATTTAATTCAAATGGGTGGACAATGGGTAATAACCATTTAAATGCGAATAGTAATGAGTCTTTTATTAACTGGTGCTTCAAAGCAAACGGGAATGAGCCAACTATTAATACAGAGGGGACTTATACATCGATAGTTAGTGCTAATCAAAATGCTGGGTTTAGTATAGTTAGATACGCAGGAACCTCATCAGCAGGTACCGTGGGACATGGGTTAGGAGCAGCCCCAGAGGTTGTAATTGTTAAAAGGGTAAATGGAGGTTCAGGATTTAATTGGGTTATAGGTCATACAGGTATGAGTTGGACTGGAAACGAAACAATGACTTTAGATAATAATGGAGGACCCTCAACTTGGAATTATTTTAACGCAACAGCTCCAACGTCAACTGTATTTAGTTTAGGAGCAGGAGCTAATACAAGTAGTGTAAGAGCCGATGGGGGAGAATATATTGCGTATTGTTTTAGATCAATATCAGGATTTAGTAAATTTGGATCTTATACATCAAATGCAGGCACAAAAATTACAACAGGATTTGAACCAGACTTTATGATTTTTAAATATAAAACAGGTGGAGACTGGTATTTACAAGATATGACGCATTATGACGGAAGTACAACAGGAAGTAATGGCGGTAAATTACTTAAAAAATATTTTGTAGGAAACACTAGTGCCGCAGGAACTGATGTTTCAACAGGTGGTGTAGAAGTTATGTCAGACGGTTTTTATCCAACTAACTGGTTTAATACATCAAATGGAACAATATATTTCGCTTGGAAACAAAATTAATAAATAAACAAAAATGGCAATAACAAAAGTAACAGCAAACGTATTAGCAGATAATTCTGTATCAGCAGCTAAAATAGCAAATGACGCGGTAGGATTTGAAAAGGTAGATGCAGAATTTACTACTTCAAGTGCTTTAAGTGCAGGTGCAACAGTCGCAGTAGATTTCGATGCAGCTCAAGTATTTACTTTAACACCTAATGCAAATACAACATTTAATATTACGAATCCTAAAATAGGTGTAACTAAAACAATGATAGTAACAGGAGCAGGGAGTAGTTATACAGCAGATACATGGACAGTAGGAGGCGCATCAGGTACATTTAATAAATTAACAGGTACATACGATGATACAGGTTCTAAAAAGAATTTTTATCAAATTACATGTGTAAGTGCTACTGAATTTTGGTATAGTATTTCACAAATAGCAACATAATATGTTTGGACAAGCAATTAATTCGGGTGCTGTGGCACCTAAGGGTATATCAGATGTTGACGCAGACTTCTTAGTAGTAGCTGGGGGAGCATCAGGTGGTGGATCTCTAGGTGGTGGAGGTGGAGCCGGAGGTTTACGCACCTCTTATGGTTCTACGTCTGGAGGGGGAGCTAGTAATGAATCTAAAATAGGATTAGTTGCAGGAACATCTTATATTGTAACAGTTGGAGCGGGTGGAGCAATCCCCCCAAGAGGTAATTCTTTTAGAGGGTTAGATGGTGGAGTTTCAAGTATTGTTGGTGGAAGTACAAGTGTGTCTACCACAGGTGGTGGAGGAGGAGGATCATTTTTAAACCAGATAACGCACGCTAATATGGGTGCGGATACAGGTGATGGAAGAGCAGGAGGTTCAGGTGGTGGTGCGGGATATAATAATAAAGCAAATTCACCTACAGATTATGCTGGAGCAGGTGGAACTGGTACTTCAAATCAAGGTTATGCAGGTGGTGCATCCCCTGCTACAAGCCAAAATCATTATTACGGTCCCGGTGGTGGTGGTGGTGCTACTGCAGCAGGACAAAATGGGCCAAATGGCAATAGACAAGGTGGTACAGGTGGTGCAGGATTAGCAGTATCAATTACAGGAAGCTCAGTAAGCTATGCTGGAGGTGGTGGTGGTGGTTCTGAAAACAATGTTAACTCCGCTGGTGGTGCTGGAGGAGGTGGAGCTGGAGGAGGTGGATCTAGTAGTTCTAATGGTTATAGTGGTACAGCAGGTACAACAAACACTGGTGGTGGTGGTGGTGGACAATCAAATTCACCTAATAATCATAGAGCTGGAGCCGGAGGTTCAGGGGTAGTTATATTAAGAATACCTACTGCACAATATAGTGGTGTAGTAAATGGAGCACCTACAGTAACAACAAGCGGAGACGATACAATATTAAAATTTACAGGTACAGGAGCTTATCATCACGCTGAAGATCCTACAGCAGGAGCAGAGTTTTTATGTGTTGCAGGTGGAGGATCAGGAGGATCAGCTAATGGAGGTGGCGGTGGCGCCGGTGGATTAAGAACATCATATGGTAACTCATCAGGTGGAGGCGCAGACGAAGAAGCAGGTATAAACTTATTAGCAGGAACATATACAATTACAGTAGGAGCTGGAGGAGCAGGAAAATCTAACAATAGTGGTACTGGTAATGATGGTGCAAACTCATCAATAGTAGGCCCTGCATTATCTATCATATCCACAGGAGGTGGTGGTGGTGCTGGAAATGAAAGCGCATTACCAAACTTTCAAGGTAGGAATGGAGGCTCAGGCGGTGGAGGAAGATATACTGGTTCAGGCTCAAATTATGGTGAAACAGGAACAACAGGTGGACAACCTGTAGTAGGACAGGGATATAAAGGTGGTGATGCTTTTTATACATCAGGAGCTCCTTATGGAGGTGGTGGTGGTGGAGGAGCATCAGCAGTTGGTGCAAATTCAGTATCAGGAGGAACAGGTGGTGCTGGAGGTAATGGTTTAGCGGTAAGTATAACAGGTTCATCAGTTACATATGCTGGTGGAGGAGGTGGTGGTGCTGAATCAGGAGCTACGCCATCAGGAGGAACAGGTGGAGGATCTAACGGTGCAGTTGGATGTCCTGCTAGTTCATCAAATGCAACAGCAAACACCGGAGGAGGCTCAGGTGGTAGTGGTGGATGTGGTGCTTCGGATAGTGGTAATGGTGGTAGTGGAATTGTAATATTAAGAATGAATACATCAGACTATAGCGGAACAGTTTCAGGTTCACCAACAGTAACAACATCAGGTTCACAAACAATAATAAAATACACAGGAAGTGGTACTTATGTACACAGTTAAAAATTAAATTATGGCACATTTTGCAGAAATAAACGATGAAAATATAGTAACAAGAGTTTTAGTTGTTAATAATAATGAATTATTAGACGATGAAGGAAACGAAGTAGAACAAAAAGGTATTGATTTTTTAAATACACTATTTGGGCATACTAATTGGGTTCAAACATCGTATAACGGAAATATAAGATACAATTATGCTGGGATAGGTTTTACATATGACGCGGACAATGATGCTTTTTATTCTCCTCAACCTTTTGATAGTTGGTCACTAAATAGTGATTTTATATGGGAAGCTCCTATACCGTACCCAGAAGGGGATGATTTATATGTATGGGACGAAGATAGTCAAACATGGATCAAAAATAATTAATAAATGGCACAAACAAGATTAAAATCAGGTAACCTTCACATGATAGGAGGAGACAATGGAAGCTCAGGTAATGTACTTAAATCAAAAGGTGATGGTACAATGGAGTGGGGACCAGCAACAACTCCACCTTCATTTTCATCTGTAGATTATCCTGGCGATGATACTGCATTAGATCCAGCTGGAGGTCAAAGTTTGGTTATAAACGGTGGCGGTTTTGTTGCGGGTATTAATATTAAAGTAGGAGGAACAAATGCATCTTCTGTAACTGTAAATAGTGTAACTCAAGTAACTATTGTAACTCCTGCAAAATCTGCTGGAACATATGCTTTAGAATTTACTAATACTGACGGTGGTAACGCTACCGCAAACAGCGCTGTCTCTTATAATGGTGTTCCTACTTTTACTCATAACGCAGGTAGTTTAGGAACTTTTACACAGGGCGCCACAGTGAGCGTATCTGTAGTTGCAACTGAACCTGATGGAGGCGCAATAACACATACTATAACATCAGGATCATTACCATCTGGTTTAAGTTTGAACGCAACAACAGGAGCTATAACCGGTACAGCGCCAGATGTAACCGCTTCAACAACTAGTAGCTTTACAATTACAGCAACAGATAATGAAAATCAATCTACGAGTAGAGCCTACTCTATACAGGTTAATCCAGTATTACCATCTGATGATTTTAATGTGCTTACTTATACTGGTAATGGAGGAACTCAAAATATTACAGGTCTTTCATTTCAACCTGATTTTGTTTGGATAAAAAGAAGAAATGGAGATGCTGAGCAACATTTAATACATCCAAATGTTGGTACAGGAGAATATTATAGACCTTCGTATAATTCAGCAGGAAGATTAGTGGCTTCAGATAAAATTACAGCATTAAATAACAATGGTTTTACCTTAGGTAGTTCTGGTTCAACAAATGGTAATAATGATACATTCGTAGCATATTGTTGGAAAGTAAATGGGGGAACAACAGTTTCAAATACAGATGGTACAACTACCAGTACTGTACAGGTAAATGCAGACAAAGGAATCTCAATGATTACTTATAGCGGGGCTGGAGCAGATCGTACAGTAGGGCATGGGCTTGGAAAAGTTCCAGAGTTATTTTTTATGATGGATAGATACAATGGAGGTGGATGGCGTATGTGGCACAAAGACTTAGATAACGCTGATAAATATTTAGAAATGGGTACCAGTGGCCAACAGAATTCTGGAAGTATTTGGTCAGGAGAAAAACCAACTTCGTCAATATTTCATTTAGGAAATGTTGCCCCTCCAAATGGTAGTGGTAGAGCACATGTTTGTTGGGCGTTTACTAGTATAGATAAACATTCTAAATTTAGTTCTTACATAGGAAATGGTAGTTCAGCAGGTCCTATTGTAAATTTAGGATTTAAACCTGCACTTTTAATAATTAGAAGAATTGATAGTGGAGATCATTTCTATATGTTTGATAATAAAAGAGAAATTGCAAATCCAAGAAATACGTCACTACGTATGAACAGTAGCGCTGCAGAAGGAAATATAACAGGGGATGGTGTACATTTTTTATCTAATGGTTTTCAGCTTGTAACAGCTGATGGTGCATTAAATGCAAATAATGGTAAATATATATATATGGCTTGGGCTGCAGATCCAGATGTAACAGCGCCTACTCTTGCAGATAGTTTTAATGCAAAAGCTTACACGGGTAATTCAGGCACAAATACTATTACAGGGGTTGGATTTAAACCTGATTTGGTTTGGCTTAAAGAAAGGTCAGGAACAGATAGGCATGTTTTAGTTGATATTTTAAGAGGAGAAGACAGCCAGCTTTCTTCAAATAGCACTGCCGCTGAAACAACTTATGGAAGTAATTTTGATGGTTTTAACGCAGATGGTTTTACTTTAGGTAGCGCAACTGAAACAAATGGTAATGGTGAAACTTATATTTCTTGGAACTGGAAAGCAAATGATGATGAACCTACAATAACTTTAGACGAAGCTGATATTAGTGCAAGAGCAGTATATACTTTTGAGTCAAATGCAAACGACGTAACAACAAATTACAATGCAACTGCTTCTGGAATTACGTATAGTTCGGGTAAATTTGGTAATGCGGCAACTTATTCAGGTACTAATGCTTCATCAGGTAGTAAAATATATGTATCTAATAGTGTTTATGGAAGTTCCACTTCTGTTTTTTCAGTTTCTTTATGGATTAAATGTACAAATACATCAGGTGAAATACCTATAGCTGGAAATGGTGGAACAATAGGAGGAACTCAAGGATATGCTTTATATTTAAATTCAGGGCACCTTGCTTTAACATTCCGAAGCTCAAATGGAAATCAAGACTTTTATTATGGGGATAGAATAAATGACAATGCTTGGCACCATTTAGTTCTTACTTTTAACAATGGAGAATACGCTTTATATAAAGATGGTATTGAACATATAGCAGGTACAACTACTAATTTTTTAAACAATACAACACCGTCATTTGACACATATTTTGGCAATAGGTGGAATAGAAATGAAAGCGGTGTTATAGCGGGGCAGATAGATCAAATTAGAATTTATGATGGCCCATTAACCGCAGCAAGTGTAACAGCTTTATATAATGAATCTACATCACAAAATAGCACATTAAATATCGGTACCAAAAAAATTACATCAATAAAATCAATAGTTAGTGCAAATACTAATGCAGGATTTAGTATTGTGAAATATGAAGGAACTGGAATTTCTACATCAAAAGTTGCTCATGGGTTAGGAGGAACACCTGAAATGATTATTCATAAAAGAATTGATGGTACTTCAGCATGGATTGTAAACCATCATAATTTAAGCAATGGATATGAAACATATTTGCAAACAACAGGAGCACAAACAAACAGCATGGGTAATGATGGTGGTATGCCAAACGGTACACAAAATGCTACAACACTAGGATTTCAAGCAGGAGCAAGTACTACTAATAATGTAAATACAGATGGAGCAGAATATATTGCTTATTGTTTTAGAGGTATATCAGGGTTTAGTAAGTTTGGAACTTACACTGGTAATGGAAGTGCAACAGGCCCAACTGTAACTACAGGATTTCAACCTAACTTTGTAATGTTAAAAGCAATAAGCAGAACAGGAAATTGGGTAATTTTTGATTCTGTAAGAGATACTGATACAGTAAAAGATAAAATTCTTTGGCCAAACCAAAATCTTGCTGAAGTAGATTTTAATGGTGCAAGAGCAATACAATTTTTAAGTAATGGCTTTCAGCTTAAGAGTGGAGGGAGTGATGATATAAATGACAATAATGAAACTTATATATATGCGGCATTCAAAATAAACTAAAACGCGTAATATATAAAAAATACAATTAAATCAAATTCAATAACTTATGAAATTAAAGAAAAAAGAGCTTGATAATTTAAAAGCTTTAGTAGAAAAAATGTCTACAAAACAAAACGAAATTGGGTTAAATACTATTAATGGTCATAAATTAGCTCATGCGTTTTCACAATTAGAAATAGAATTAAATACTATGAAAACTGGTTTAGAGGAAATATATGGCAAATGCAATATAAATGTTGAAACCGGCGAGATAGATAAAATTGAATCAAATGAAACTAATAAGAAAGATTAGTATAGGAAGAGACTATAAAGATAATGCAATGCACTATCAAATTGGTCAAGAAGTTTATGGTAACCATGTAATCACGAATATATTAGAAAAAGATACAGATTACGAAATATATATTAAAAAGAATAAAGAAGTATTACTTTGGAAATCTTTTAATAAAAACATGGGGATAAGTGTAGAGTATAATTTAGATTATGAATAACCCATACGCTTTAATAATACAACCAAAAGAAAACCGCTATAAAAACACCAAAAAAGTATCCGATAAAAACTTAATCCTAAACACGTCAATTAGTGACCATAGGTATGTAAGTAAAGAAGCTATAGTAAAAGCTCTTCCAGGAGCGTTTAAAACACCTCTACGCGAGTCTGATGAAGTATTAGTGCATCACAATATATTCAGAAGGTTCTACGATGTAAGAGGAAATGAAAAAAATAGTGGTAATTATTTCAAAGAAGATATGTATTTTTGTTACTTGGATCAAGTGTACATGTATAAAAGAAATGATAATTGGATAGCAATGCCCGGATACTGTTTTGTAAATCCTATACAATCAGAAGATAAATGGGAAAACAAAGAAGAACCATTAAAAGGTATTGTAGTTTACACAGACGGCACAGATTTTGTAAAAGAAGGTGAGCTAATAGGTTTTACACCGTACTCAGAATTTGAGTTTATAGTTGGTGATAAAAGGTTATATAGAATAAAATTAAATGATATTTCAATAAAGTATGAACACAAAGGAACAGAAAAACTCTATAATACTAGCTGGTTATAAAGCTGTAAAAGAGTTAATCAAGGTCGCTGAAGAAGAAATTATAGTTGAAGACGCAGCAGATGAACTAGCAGCGGATAGATTAAAAAACGCAGCAGCTACAAAAAAATTAGCTATCTTCGATGCTTTTGAAATATTAAATAGGATTGAATCTGAAAAAGCAATGCTTGAAAATAAGCCTCAAGAAAAGAATGAAGCTTTTAAAGGATTTGCAGAAAAAAGATCTAAATAATGCCATATCAGCAGACATTATATAAAATTATTGAACCTATTAAGCGTACAACAATACATAGGTTAAATAAAAAGAAGTACTGGGAATATGGTTATAACAAAGAACACGATGTAGTTGTTATAAGTAAAACAGGTAAGATAGGGGATATATACGAAATACAAAACCTAAAAATTGCTTTGCCTCTTGCAGAAAACGTGTATAGCAAGCATGATAAATGGATTGCTACAGAGTACCCTAAAGAATTAAAAAATATAAAAACTATATTCGACTGGCAAACGTATCCAGAAGATTTTAAAAACAAGTGGCATGATTACATTGATAAAGAATTTACTAGAAGGGAAGAAGGTTACTGGTTCCGTAATAAAGGGGTTGACACTTATATCACTGGCTCTCATTACAATTACTTGCAATGGTCCAAAATTGATGTTGGGAACCCAGACTTTCGAGAAGCAAACAGATTATTCTTCATATTCTGGGAAGCTTGCAAGGCAGATAATAGATGCTACGGAATTTGCTACCTTAAGAATAGACGGTCTGGATTTAGCTTCATGTCGAGCAGCGAAACAGTTAATCAAGCTACAATCACTTCCGACGCTAGATTCGGAATCTTATCGAAGACTGGT